AAAGGAAAACTTTGAGTCACAACTGCTACCGCTTGCTGGCAAGTTTGGTCTACGGTTTTTACAGATTGGCGCCTTTACAGGCGATGCAACTGTATGGCTGGTAGATAATGTACTTATTACAAAGAACTCTGTGCTAGAAGATGTAGACATCTGGACTGGCTCAGACGAAGAAGAACATCAGGCTATGGACTGGCTAGACGTTGAGCGTGTATACAATTCACGAATTGCCTTTCGACCTAATGTAATTAAGTACAAAATGGACAGCAAAGAGTTCCTTCGCTCTATTGAAGAACCAACCTATGACTTCATCTACATTGATGGAGACCATACTGCAGAAGGCGTACTACAAGATGCCGTACTTGCTTGGAGATTACTTAAGCCAGGCGGGATTATGGCATTTGATGACTACCTATGGGAAGACCCTAGAGGTGTTGAGTTCCAGCCAGGCTGGTCAATAGATACCTTTGTAGGGGCAGTCAAAGACGAATCAGAAGTTTTATTATCAAACTCACAAGTATGGCTAAGGAAAAATAATGACAGCAGCCTGGACACGTAAAGAAGGCAAGAACCCTGCTGGTGGACTTAATGCTAAAGGCAGGGCATCTTATAAGGGTGGCACGCTCAAAGCCCCTGTAAAGTCTGGAGACAACCCGCGTAGGGCATCTTTCCTGGCACGTATGGGTGGAATGCCAGGACCAGAGCGCAAGCCTGACGGCTCGCCAACAAGACTACTTCTATCGCTTAATGCATGGGGAGCAAGTTCTAAGGCTGACGCTAAGGCTAAGGCTGCAGCAATCTCTAAGAGAAACAAGGCTAAGAAATGAAAAAGAAGTCTACAGTCAATGCTGCTGGTAATTACACCAAGCCAGGAATGCGTGCTTCTTTGTTTAAGAAAATTAAGGCTGGTTCTAAGGGCGGAGACCCTGGTGAATGGTCTGCTCGTAAGGCTCAACTACTTGCTGTTCAATACAAGAAGGCAGGCGGAGGTTACAAGTAATGGCACTGGCTAAATCTCAGAAGTCTTTAAAAGACTGGACTGCACAGAAGTGGAAGACCTCTGACGGTAAGCCATCAAAAGGTAAGAAGAGATATTTGCCTGCTGCTGCTTGGGTTTCTCTAAGCCCTGCAGAAAAGGCAGCAACTAATAAAGCCAAGGCTACAGGTAATGCCAAAGGTAAACAATTTGTAAAGCAACCCAAATCAATTGCAAAGAAAACGGCGGGGTATAGATAATGGCACTAGGCAAAGAAGGTAGCAGTCTTACTGCAGAACTCAATCGTCTTGCTGGTACAACTGGCAAAGCAGACCAAGGTGCAGCAAACACTTATGCCAGCACATCTGGTCTAGGACTTGTTGCAGCCCTTAATAAAAAGGCTAGTGGCGCACGCCAACCTTCTGCATACAAAGGTCTTAACGCTATTTGTAATGAACTTGCCTCTACTACTGGTAAGTCTGCAGTTGCAGCCCTAAGGAGCATAAACGTATAATGGCTACATTATTAAATATGATTGATGAAGTGTCAATTAACCTTTCAGGTTATACGCTTCAACAGGACCGTGCTACACACATAACAGGAGACGTTGCTGCAACTGCTTCGACTATTGCTGCACCAATTACTCTTTCGCTTGCATCTACTGACAGCGTAGGTAAAGGTATTATTGAGATTGATGAAGAACTATTTTGGATAGATAACTATGACAGAGTTGGTAACACTGCAACTATTGCTCCCTATGGTCGAGCATATTTAGGTACTACCCTTGCTGCACACACAGCAGGTACCAAGGTTACTGTTGCTCCTACATTTCCTCGCTTTGTAATTAAGCGAGCAATCAACGATACTATTAGCGCAATTGGCTCATCTATTTTTGCAGCCAGTACAACTACAATTACATCTAACTCTGCAGTCTCAGCCTTTAGATTACCTGCTACTGGTAATTCACTAAACATTCGCAACATTCTTTCTATTGCCTATCAAGCCTTGGGTTCAAGTAAAGAATGGATTCCTATTCGCAGTTACCGTTTTGATGGTAATGCGAACTCAACTGCATTTACTAGCGGTCAGACTGTATCTATTTATGATTACATTCCTTCAGGACGTAGTGTTCAGATTGCATATGCTACTGACCCAGTTGCCTTTCCAGAATTAGCAACAACTGCATTAACTAATGCACAGGTTTTTGAAACAGTATCAGGGCTTCCAGCCTCTTGTAAAGACTTAATTATTCTTGGTGCTACCTATCGTTTGCTATCTAATCTTGACCCAGCACGTGCGTCAATGGTTAGCCCACAAGCAGATGAGACAGATTCCAAGCGTCCATATGGTTCATCTCAATCACTTACCAAGCAAGTTTACGCTTTGTTTAATCAACGATTAAATGAAGAGGTTAAGAGCCAGCAAGAAAAATATCCTATCCGCGTCCACTACTCCCTTTGATAGGCAGATAAATGACAACTAGAAAATACTCATCCCGCGCCCAGCAAACTACATTAAGCAGTCCTATCACTTCTGGTGATGTAACTATGACAGTAGGTTCGGGTTCTAACCTAATGGGTGGTAAGACACCCGCAGTAGGTGAAACCTATACCGTTGTCATTGACCCTGATACGGCTCTTGAAGAAATTGTAGATGTTAGTAACTATACATCAGGCAATACGCTTACCATTGCCAGAGGCATTGATGGGTCTACTGGTGTAGCCCACTCTGCTGGTGCCATTGTCCGACATATGGTTATTGGTCGCGACCTAAGTGAATCCAATACTCACATTGAAGCAACCACAGGACACGGTGCAACAGGTGCTGTAGTTGGTACAACTAACACTCAAACTTTAACTAATAAAACTTTAACTAGCCCAACTCTTACTACGCCAGCCTTAGGTACACCAGCATCTGGTGTACTAACTAATGCTACTGGCTTGCCATTAACAACAGGCGTAACTGGCACATTGCCAGTAGCAAATGGTGGTACAGGCGTAACAACTTCAACTGGTTCTGGTGCAAACGTACTTGGAACTAGTCCAACTATTGCTAGTCCAACAATCACTGGTACTGGTACTATTGCTGGTACATTTACGGGCAACCTAACAGGTAACGTAACTGGCAACGTATCTGGCAGTGCTGGTTCAGTAACTAATGGTGTTTATACAACTGACACTGGTACAGTAACTTCAACAATGATTGCAAATGATACAATTATTAACGCAGATATTAATACATCAGCACAGATTGCTTACAGTAAATTAAATCTTACAAATACTATTCTTAACGCAGATATTAATGCATCTGCTGCGATTGATAAGACTAAGATTTCAGGTACTGCAATTACTGCTGGAGATACTGGAACAGTTACATCAACAATGATTGCTGATGGAACAATTCTTAATGCAGATATTAATGCGTCAGCAGCAATTGACTGGACAAAACTTGGTATTTCATCAACCGTTTCATCAACCGAAATTGGTTATGTAGATGGTGTTACTTCTGCAATTCAGACTCAGTTAGATGCTAAATTAGCAACTACTACTGCAGCAAGTACATATGCTCCACTGGCAAGCCCAGCATTGACTGGTGTACCTACTGCTCCTACAGCAGCAGCAAATACTAATACAACTCAGGTTGCTACTACTGCTTATGTACAGACAGAGATTACAGACCTTATTGCTGCAGCACCTGGTGCTCTTGATACTCTTGATGAGTTGGCTGCAGCACTTGGTGATGATGCATCCTTTGCTACTACTGTAACTAACTCTTTGGCTGCTAAGTTACCTCTTGCAGGTGGCACTATGTCTGGTGCTATTGCTATGGGTACTAGCAAGATTACAGGTCTTGGAACTCCTACAGTATCAACTGATGCAGCAACAAAGGCATATGCGGACACAATGCTTCCGCTTGCTGGCGGAACAATGTCAGGTGTTATTGCTATGGGAACTAATAAGATTACTGGTGTAGGTGACCCGACTAATGCTCAGGATGTAGTAACAAAATATTATCTTGATAACGTAGTTCTTGCTCCATCTAACTTAACTGGTCCAATTACTTCAGTAGGTGCAGCAACATCTATTGCATCTCAAACTGGTACTGGTACTAAGTTTGTAGTAGATACCAGTCCAACACTTGTTACCCCTGTACTTGGCGTGGCTACAGCCACATCAATTAATGGAACAACAATTCCAACATCTAAGACTCTTGTTGCTACTGATTCAACTACTTATGTAGTTCCTTCTCAGACTGGAAACTCAGGTAAGTATCTTACAACTGATGGAACAACATCATCTTGGGGTACTGTGGCTAGTTATTCAGCACCAACTCTAGGCTCAACATCTATTCCATCTGGTGCTACTGTAAGCACAGTTGCTGGTTTAACATTGACAGCACCAGTGTTGGGCGTTGCCACAGGAACATCTTTTAACAGCATTACAGGACTTAGTGCTACAACTCCTTCTGCAAATGGTACTGCTGCTGTAGGAGTAGGAACAACTACTGCTCGTGCAGACCATGTTCATCCAACTACAGGTTTAGGTTTAACAGCCTCAGGATTAAACCAATTTGCAGCAACAACTTCTGCTCAACTAGCAGGAGTTATTTCTGACGAGACTGGTAGTGGCGCGTTAGTATTTGCTATATCTCCTACACTTACTACGCCAGTATTAGGTGTTGCTACGGGAACATCTTTCAATAGCATTACTGGTTTAAGTTCAACAAATCCTTCTGCAGATGGTACTGCTGCTGTAGGTACAGCAACAACAGCAGCACGTGCAGACCACGTTCACCCAATAAGTTCTGCAACTGAAACTTGGTCGTTATTGAATACTGGCGGTACTTCGCTAAGTGGCGCTTCAACAATTACCATTAGTGGAATTAGTGGTAAATCTAGAATATTAATTGCAATTAAACAGGCATCGTCTGCTAATGCTTCTGCTCAGTTTAGACTTAGAATTAACGGCGACACAGGAGCAAATTATAGTTCTTGGGGAACTGAGATGTTTAAAAATGGAGCCTATTCAAACTCTGCTTTTTATGGAATTGATTATATAAACGATACTGGATTTGTTTTTGGTACAATCGGAGCAACCGCTGCAATGAATATTACAGGCTCAATAGTACTAAGTAACTGTAATTCAACAAGTTACAAAATAGCACAAGTTGAATCAGGTGATAATGGTTCACAAGATAGTGGTACTTTAGAGAGTCTGCAAGGTTTTTATACGGGCGGTTCAGCCGTAACTTCAGTTAGTGTTTTTAGCAATTCTGGTAACTTTGATGGAGGTACTATTCATGTCTACGCCGCTTAATAATATGGTTGAAAAAATTATTGATATCTCAACTGGTGAGGAAACAGTTCGACCTTATACGGATGAAGAGATTGCAAAAGTAATAGCAACACAAGAACAAATTGCAATAGAGCAAACTAAACGCAATGAGGAGCGCACTGCTAAAGATGCAGCGCGTCAAGTCGTACTAGATAAACTAGGACTATCAGCCGATGAGGTTGCAGCGTTACTTAACTAAGGAGACACAATGGCAACAAGAGATATAACCGAAGGTAGAGGCTCCGCAACTGCCAGCGTTGGTCGTGCTATTGCTGTTGACTTAGGTATTGTTTCATCTACTTCTACTTGGCAGAATACCAATGAAGCATATGATGTAGCAGTAGGTGGACTTCCGTTCTTCTACGCCATTAGTGATTCTCGCCCATATATCCGCCAAACTGCACCGTTTCGTAAAGAACAGTCAGACATTGGCGCAGAGCCAGGTGAGCAATCGCTCACTGGTTTCTGGCTAAGAAGTCAGTCTTCTTTCCACAATGGCACAGGCATTAAGTTCTATGACCCATCTGCAGGTGAAACAGTTAACTATCGTTTTGCTGACTCAGACAATGTAGACATCTGGACTAAGGGACAAGTAACTCTACTCAAAGAGACAGCAAATATGACTGGTGTTACTACTGGTGTATATAAGTTGCTTTCTATTATGGATGGTTCAACAGATAAGATACTTGGTTGGATTCCAGCAAGTACAACTATAAAAAATTATACTCCTAGTGGTACTGCTGTTGAATATACACACGTAACTGGTATAGGAACACCGTTAGATACTGCCATCCTTGCTATTGCAACAGATGGTATTAACTTATTTATTGCTGATAATGACCACATTTATACAGGACCAATTGCTACACCTACTGCTGGTTACTCTCGTTACTACAATACTGGTAGTGAAAGTGTGGTATTAGGCTGGGTTAAGCAACGTCTTGTTGCTTGCATTGGTGCAACTGTTTATGAGTTAACTAATGCTAAGGGTTCTACACACGCACTACCTACGGCTGCATACACTCATCCGAATGCTGACTGGATTTGGTCATCTATTTCTGAAGGTGGCTCTGCCATCTATGTTGCTGGTTATGCTGGCGGAACTTCCGCCATCTACAAGTTTAATCTATCTACTGCTGGTGTTATGCCGACCCTGACATCAGGGATTGTAGCAGCACAACTGCCTATTGGCGAGATTGTTTACAAGATTGAGTCATACCTTGGTTACCTAATGATTGGTACTAATAAGGGTATGCGTGTGGCTACCATCTCAGATACAACTGGTGATTTGTCTTATGGTCCATTGATATTTGAAGACACTAATGGTGTCCGCGACTTTGCTTTCCGCGATAGATTTGTTTGGGCTGCAGGTACAGTTAATGGTTGTGCTGGCTTGTATCGTATTGATTTGGGCACAGAAATTGAATCTCTACGCTTTGCTTACGCTAAAGATGCCTACCTTAGTACTGCTACAGGATATGCAACTAGCGTAGACTTTATAGGTAATACTAATCAGATAGCCTTTACTACATCAGGTAGCAACGGCATAGCCGTTCAGTCAACTACAGTCTTAGCATCATCTGGTTCTATAACTACAGGTAAGATTCGATTCTCTACCTTAGAACCTAAGAACTACAAACGTCTTATTGCCCGTGGCACATTTACATCTGGTGAGTTTACACTATCATCTCTTGCCACAGAACCAACTGGTGTTGAAACACAGTACGACCATATTACTTATAACTCAGGTGTTGAGGGAGTAGAAGTAACTACATCTCAACCTGAAGTAGCACAAGAGTTTCTTGCCTATAAGTTCACACTTAACCGTGATGCAACAGATACAACTACTGGTCCTACTTTTAAGGGATATCAAGCCAAAGCAACTATTGCTTCCCCACGAAATAGACTTATTAGATTTCCTGTTTATTGTTTTGATGTTGAGACCGATAGGTTTAATACTGTAGTTGGATTTGAAGGTAGAGCCTTTGAGCGTATTGAATTATTAGAAGAAATTGAAAGAACAGGCGATGTTCTGACTTGGCAAGACCTGACAACAGGAGAATCACGACAAGCAGTAATCGAACAAGTCACATTCACCCGTATGACACCGCCCGATAAACGCTTTGATGGTTTTGGTGGCATCATAGAGATAACCATAAGGACAGTATAATGCAATTCAAGGACTATCTAACAGTGGCAGTAGCCTGCATAGCAATCTTCTCAGCGATTGCGGGTGGCATTAGGTGGATGGTCAAGCATTATCTTAATGAACTTAAACCAAATGGTGGTAGTTCAATGAAGGATTCTATGATTCGTATGGAAGCACGCATTGATGACCTGTATAAATTAGTAGCAGGTAAATAATGGGATACACAACTATATTACCTGAGCCAATGTGGGACCCAGTTACCCCTAACGTTAACCCTAGTGATTGGGATGATGAAGACGATGAGTAAAGCAACACCTGCTGCTATAGCAGTACTAAGACAAGCAACAGCCTTGCGCCCTAAGCGCAAGAAGGCAAGTGATGGATTACTACCATCAGCAGCGCATATGAAACAAAGTCCAGCATCCGACCACAACACAGGGTTGGCTGTTGATTTAACCCACGACCCCGAAAATGGTATTGATTGTGTTGAGATATTTGAAAAGATTAAAGAAGATGAGCGTGTGTCGTATCTTATTTTTCAAGGAAAGATTTGGTCTAAGGAAAAAAGCAAGTTGGGAAACAGACGGTACACTGGGAGTAATTCTCATAACAAGCATCTACATATTTCTATTAAGTCCACTATGGCTACCGATACTTCTCCATGGTTTTGGTGGATGAATCAACCTAAGGCTCTTAATCAGGTTATCGCATCATTGAGTTCTATACCTGCAAAGAAAGCATATAAGACTGAAGTTTGCACCTGCTGTAAATTACACGGGGCAAAGTCCTAATCCCCTAGGAGGATACAATGGAACAATTCAAACAAGTAACACTGACATGGTTTCGTGCAGCAGCAGCATCTGCTGTAGCACTTTTCCTTGCTGGTGAATCAGACCTTAAGACTCTATCAATGGCAGCATTGGCTGGGTTCGCTGGTCCACTACTCAAGTGGTTAGATTCATCTGCCGTAGACTTTGGTCGCGGTTCAAAGTAACACCCTTTAAAGGGGCTTAACAGCCCCGTAGAGACAAGAAGCCCCCGCTCAGGTACATTAACCTACCTGGCGGGGGTCTTTTTCTGTTTTAGTTTTCTTCTTCTTTAAGATTATCTAGCAAAAACTGATACTGATTAGGCTTCTTCTTACGCAAACGATAGCGTACTTCGTAGTAAATATTATTAGCAACATCTCTTCCTACTATGCCGATGAGTACTGCTAAGGCTGTCTCTAGTATTGTCATGTGTCTCCTAGTTGTATGTTAGATACATTGGTATTGCTATTATATTAAGTTGTTTTCTCATCTTGTTGCGTTCGTGCTCAGTAGTATTACCCCAGTAACCCGATACATTATACTTAAGTGCAAAGTTAAGACATTCTTTTTTTACTACACATGCTCCGCAAATACGTTTAAGCGTTTTGCGTTCTGGATAAGTACTCATTCCATCTGGTACAAAAAACAATTCATTATCTGTTGATTCACAATTAGGTGTATCACTGGGTTGAAACATTTATCCTCCTGTTGAATAAAAACCTGAGCCTTTAAACTTGACTGGCGGTGCTGACCATATCCTAGTCATCACCATTTGACAACAAACTGGTTCGCGGTCATCCCCGAACTCACGGTATACCTCTTGCGTCATATTGCAAAGGTCGCATTTGTAATCGTAGTTAGGCACAATCATCTCCATCTATGTCAGTGGGTGCAGTTGTAAGTGTCCCACACTCTATACATTCTTGGGCTAAATCATACCAGCCTACTGCTCTGGTCTCTTCATCCCACATAACCGTAACTTTAAACATCTTACATCCGCAGATGCAAGCAAAGGTAGGTTCACCTCTAAGGTCATTCATTCTTCAGCCTTAGTATCTCTATCATAGTATGGCTTCCATCCACCTAGATTTTTAATTAAAGAGTTCAATGCACGAGTAACTTTCATTCGTGCACCATCTACTGTTGTGTCCATATCCTTGGATAACAGTGCCCAGTCAGGCGAATCTATACTAAAACGTAGTCTTAATATATTTTGCTTAGCCTCTGTTAATTTATAGAAAGCCGCTGCTATATCTGAACGTAGTGATAACCAATTGTTACCATCTGATGCAACACCAGTGCCGAACTTAGCGTTAAGGTCTTGAATACTAGTAGGGATTTCATAGGTATCACCCATGATAGATGGCAAGAAGGCTTCAACTACTGATGCATCATAATAATATAAGTCTGATGTATCGTAACCAATCTTCTTAGCCTTGTCTCGTTCACAAAACTTAAGTGCTGCATTACGCAGCGACTTAGCAATTAACTTGTCACGGTCTTTTTGTTCAAGCGCAGACCACTCTTTGTACTTATTGGGATGGCTGACAAACCATACCCACAACTCTTGACCTATATCATCACGTTCTAACATAGTATAACGCTTTGAATATTCGGCTGAGAGTTGTTGTACTAACTCATTATATTCTTCAATGTAATTCATTAGGGAATAATTACCTCGCCATTTACAATTGGAACTGCAAATGGTGTTACCTTACGGTTATGTTCTACAAGAATACCCATGCCATGTTGCCAGTTGGCAGCACCTGATGTGAGATAAGATGCCTGTTTAATATCCATCATATGACCCACCTCTAACCCGTATAAAGTACTGGTTTTTCCATAAAATCCTGTAGTCTCATGTTGTAATCCCACGCGATGCGTGTGTCCACACACTACTGATTTGCCTATACGTTTGGCTAAGTTTAAAGCAGTAGCCCCTGGTGCACGGTTAAGCGCACCTTCATCTCCGTGTGCCATTACCCAACCAGGTAATAACTCATGCATTTTATGCAGGTAGTTAATCTTTAACTTGCTATAGCCTAGTAGTTCCTCAATCTCCAATGACTTGAGTGACATAAAGGCTGGCGCATACTTGCGCATGTATGTATCTATACGGTCAGTATGGTTACTGCGTTGAATGTAAAATGGCTTGTTACCCAGAGCCTTGCGGTAACGAGCCATAATGTCGTGCGTTAAATCTATACTATCTTGTAAGGTCTCAGCATATTCTCCTGACATTCCCTTATTCCAGCGCGAGGGTTCGGGTGCATCCAGTTCATCTCCTACGCACCAGAGTTCATCTGGTTTGTAGTCAGCAATAAACTCAAGCGTAGCCTCTACGGTTTTGTTATGTTGATAGGGTATCTGAAGGTCACTGAGGACCACTACCCGCTTCGTTTTGTTTACCATTAGGTATACCTTCCCATTGTCCACGCTGGACTAGTAACCCGATTATGGCATAATTTGCAAGGTCAATCAGTGTATCTTCAATACTTTCATAGTTGGGCGTGTCGCCTGTATCTGCTAGGTTATTAAGTCTAGCCAACTTGTCATACATTCGTACGCGCAATCCATTCATAGCACCACCTGGTGCACCTGCTATGTTCATTGGACCATAATCCTCATGCTTTTTCTGTAGGATTGTTAGCAATTGTAGGCTAATTGCTTTAGCATCTTCAAGATTTTTCATCTAGGATTTCCTTAATACTGGTATCAAAGTTACGCATTGCTTCTTTGACTGAGAACTCTTCCCATACTTCTTCTGCCTTGTCATATTTACTGGCTACTAAAATGGCAGCCAATGCAGTGACACACATCTTGGCTTCCTCTATTTTATTGTCGCATATAGTTTCATACACATCGCGTAATGCACTAATAATGTCAAGCATCCTAGTATTAGATACTGGTATGGCTATAGCAAAGTCTATATGTTCTATGTGTTCCCAGAAACTATCATCCAGGGGTAACGCATTCTCTGATTCGCTCATCTAGCCACTCGCTTCCTTGTTTAATCATCATACTATTGACGTCTTCGCCGTCAGGCATGCTAATAATATTCACATTACCTAATTCTCTACTGATTTTTTTACCGAACTCTAGCCCTGCTGCATCACCATCTGCTAATACAATTACAACATCAAAGTCATCTAGTATTTTGGCATAGTGTGGCTTCCAGTTGTTAGCCCCTGGTATACCAACGGTAGGGTGATTGGTTTTAACTGACATCATTATGCAATCAAACTCACCTTCGGTGACGCATATGTATTTGTCTGCAACAAAACATGCTTGTGTATTAAACATGGTTGTCTTGGCACCTACTAATCCCATGTACTTGGGGTCTTCACCATGCATGCCACGAAATCTAATGTCAACTACACCTGATGGTGTTATGTATGGGATGGCAAGTCTACCCTTGTAAGGCTCATGACCTGGAAGCGGTTCGTCTACCACCCCCAGATGAAAGATGCTTGCCTCGTCTACCGAGAGTTGACGGCTTGCCAGATAATCCTCTGCGAGATTTATCTTGGCTGCGTATCTCTGTGTTGCCTGAAGTAAGAACTGACGCTGCGAATTTGAGAGCCTCACGATAATCTCCACCTTCCTTGTACATAATTAGGGAATAAGTATCGCCTTTAACTCCACAACCGTGGCAGATAAAGGCGTTCTTATCAAAGTTTACTGCTGCTGATGCATGACTGTCTATATGAAACGGACACTTCATCTTGCGCCAACCGCTGCCCACTGCAGGCACGGTGGCGCCTATGTAGTTGAGGTACTCACCAATCTCAGGCTTCTGCATATTTTCTTATAATCTGCATTGCTCTATTGTATGACATTGCTGCAATAGTATGTCCATCTTGTTTAATTAAATCATCTTCTTGTGTTGCTAATAGTTCGTGCCATTTCATTTGCTCTTGCAATTCATCAAGCATTTTATTTATCATTGAGTGCTCTCCTTAGTAAATCTACATATACATAGCCAGGCATGGTGCAGTACCAATCTTCAGGGCTTCCCCTACCCTTACGTTTGTGCCACACCACGCCTGTCCATGCGTTGTCGTTAGCCATCTCGACTATCAACTCTTCTGTCCACCCTGCTAAGTCCATCTTAGCGTGGTTCTTTATCTCAATGGTAACACCAGGAATACCTGATATATCACCTTTGTCTAGGGTTGCACCAGCCAAGCGTCTGTCTACATAAGGGAACCATTGCTTGAGGTATTTAACTACATCTCGCTCTGCTCCTGAGCCTTTCGCTTTGGCTGCGCTACTCATTCGTTAGGTTCGTCTCTGACTTCTGTTAGTTCCCAACGTCCTGTCTCTGCTTTTTTTGCACGTTCTTCTGCTATTGCTAACGAAGAAGCACGAATAACTTTTACTTTATACTGTGAGTATGTCACTCTATACTTTGGCATTATACCTTCATCTCTACTTGTCTATAGTCTCTGACTACATCCTCTAAATACATAGAGGCTGGGTCAAATGATAGTGATATGTATGTGTTACCTGTAAAGTCTGCTTTACCGTAACGATTCTTAACAGGGGCTACGCATAAGTATGCGTCTGGTCCCTGCATCATCTGTCCTACTGTCAATACCATAGCAGGTACCTGACTGACCATGCCTTGCAACGCTGAGCGTGGCTGACATGGGAAACCTTGAGCACCTTCTTTAGTATGGTGTAGTACTAATACGCATGCGTTAGTATCTCTTGCAAGATACTTGAGTTCTTTCATAACCTGTCGCATGGCAGCAAACTCTTCTCCACCATCTGTTGCTATGTCCATAAGGTTATCTACTACGATAAGTGTTGGGCTTCTGCCCCACATAGTTTCAAATGCAGATACTTCTGCATCTAAATCATTGAGGGTAGGACTTGGCTCGAATGACCAGTACAAATTAGAGAACTCTCGTAAGAGTTCTTCTGCTTTTTCTGGCTGAGTCTTGAGCATATGTTCTGCATGTGCTTGGCTAATCTTTGCTTTCATTGCAAGCAAGCGCATTGCCATGGTGTGTGCATTAGTATCAGCAGAGAAGTATAAGGTTGGTTGTTTTAGTCTTGCTGCGATATGTAATGCAATAGATGACTTGCCTGCGCCTGGAGTACCAGCAATTACTGATACCTCAGCACGGCGAAAGATTATGCCTTCGCGTTGGAATGCCTGAAATGGTGGGGCTAATGGCTCCCCACCCACCTCAGGCTTACCAATACTACGGCGTAATGTTTTCATTTATGCCTTTGTTTGGTCGGCTTGGAAACTATTCCACTCTGCTTGATTTTGTTTGATGTACTGAGTAGTACATTTGCTTGGGTCACCTTGCTTAGCAGGACAGAAGTAACCCTTGTATGGACCAAACTTACCTGTTAGCCCATGAATGCGTGTCATTGTACCGTGAGGACAGTTACGTGAACCTGCTCCCATAGATGGTGCAACTGGTGCATCAAATGAATCTACTACTGTGCCACCAAATGCCGTAGCAATTGATGCTATTTGTGGATTAGGTGGTACTGCTGCATTAACTGCAAGCACATTGCGTATGGCTGCTTCTAGTTCTTGTGTTGCTGCTGCAAGAGAAGCAATAGATAACGCAACGCGTTGGTCTAGTTCTTCTGCTGTGTCAGCACGTAATGTAACAAGAGAACCTGCTACTGATTTGACTGTGATACTGATTGGTGATTCGGTGCTTGCCATTTATTCTCCTTGAATAGATGTTACTAGGGATTTCTTTGTGTCTCGAAAGGCACGGACTTTCATTGCTAACTCTATACCTTTCCAACCTTGTGCAATGTCAACGAAATGCAGTTCACACTTACCACTACCTGCTGGTAGATGGACAATGATTCCCTTCTCTTGGTTGACACCACCCCAAGAACCACGGGTTGCCGTAGCGGGGTCATACGGCAAGCCGTGTGCATACACCGCTAACTGCATAGCAATCTTATTTGGGTAGGCAATACTACCAGTCTTTAAGTCAGAGATAAACAACTCGCCTTTGTACTCAACTACACGGTCAGGTGTACCTGCAATCTTGTATTTATCTAAGACGCAGAACTGTTCAATGAATACATTCTTAAAGTGTTTAGTTGCATCAGCGTATGCTTGTATGTCAGCAACATAATCTTCTGGTATTACGCCGAGGTCTTCACCTTTATCGTGTTTTTCTGTCAGTGTATGAATGGCTGTGCCTATAGTAGCCTGTGCTGTTGCACCTGCTGCTGTCATAGCATCTTCAACTAACTTATCCATTTCTAACTTGTTGTCTCTTGCTGCACTTGCAGCCAACAGTAAGTCAGGACGCAGTGTTAATCCTGCTGCAGCCATGCGTAATTTCCATGCTACTAGTGCAGTGCCATCATCTAATGAACCTGCAACTGTAGTGGTACGTGTATATGGTACTGGCTTGCCACCTTTAGGTGGTACAACCATAGGTCTACCATATCTATCTCGTGCTACTTCTACTTCTGACATAACTCTCCCTTGTTAATAGGTCAGGAGGGTGGGAACAAGGAGAGAACCGAAACCCCACCACTCCTAACCCACTCATCGTAGCATAGTGTGACGGACTATGCGTTGATGTCATTGCCGCAATGCGGACAAAGTTTTTCTTTCTTTTTGTAGACCTCATGTATTACTTGGTCTTTGTAATCTTGATGCACATATATCTTACACCTGTTGCGTGCTTTGATAGCACGCACTATAGCACCTGATTGATGCAGTACCGATAAGATACCACTAGCAGTACCATGATGCCAACCTTGTGAATCGGCTAGTTCTTTCCATGTAACACCAGTTGTGCCTGCTAATTTTAAATGTGCTAACGCTAGTATCTGGTGGTTTTTTTCCCGACCAGACTTAAGGTTATCTATAGCACGAGCCTTAGATGTGTCAGTACCTGACCATCCAGCCGTACCTTTGTATGGTCTGTAAGGTACGTACTCTGCCATTAGTTATCTTCTTCTACATCTAGTACTTCTACTTGGTCAACATCAATATCACCATCGTAGAAATTAACATCAACGTTGTCTGTAAACAAAGCCTCTGCATCATCTGCATCTTCTGCATCTACACTGAATGTACCAGTGATTGTGTATGTACCACGGTACTTGCTTGTAAGTCTATTGGCACCAATGGACTGAAGTAATTCATTGACATCTTCTTTACTTGCTGAGAACTCACCATCATCCCATTGACCTTCACTAAAAAAGTCACGGACTGCATTACGATTTTCAAGTTTTTCTTTTCGCTGCAAGTCTGAGACTTGTTGTACTGCATCTATTTCTTTTGCTCTCTCAATGTAACGTACAATTTCTGACTCAGTATAGTTTACTGCACCATCTACTGTTGTAATTTGGATTGTGTTCATGTGTTCCTCTCGTTGTTTGTGTGTCCCGTGTGCACCACTGGCGGGACCACCCAGCGAAAGGCAATAACTGTACAGGAAATGAACGAAACCATACAGTTACCGTGTGCTTTACCCCTCAAGGTAAACCTATACTAACAGAGATAAAGCCTTAGTCTTTACCTT